CTCTAAACGGTCAGACAAAGCGTTGACATACAAGCGGGGATAGCCCACCTGCGCCAGCAGCTTACGCATCGGAATAGGCACCGACACGCCAACAGCCTCGGGTCGTGCCTGGGCGTTGTAGTAGTCTGAGTTAGACTTCAACGTAGCAGCAGTGTCCTCAAAGGCAGAGATCATGTCGTCACGGTCGCGGTCAATGTTAGACGCGCTCAACGGTGCAGTCACAGTATCCTCAATTCAGTAGGTCAACGTATCAGCACAGCACGTCCTGTACGCTGTCCCTTTTTACTCATCAACAGGTCTTGTCTTACACCGAACGCCAGCACAGCACAGACAGCCATGTCGATCTTACGACTGGAGTCCTTACTGGCCTTGCGTATCGAAATCGAATCATAGATCGTCGGGTATCTCTTCGCGTTCAGCACATGCTGACGCAGCGCCCGACTCCCGTCGTGATTCACTTCACGCTCAAGAACAGCGTCGAGGAACCTCTCACAGTCCAGCGCGAAACGCTTAGACTGCCCACGCATATCGAATGCGATAGGGTTGTTAGGCGAGGCCTTAACATGCATCTTCTTGCCGAAGTCCTTAGACCACTGGTCTATGTACGCCTCAAACTCGCGCACATCAGCGCGGAACGCCACCACCTCGTACTTCTTGAAGGCGGCACGGACAGCGACGTCGACATCCTCACGCGGCACCTCGCCACTAGGGAACGTCTTAGGATCCCAGAAGTTCAGCGGGGTCACCATGCCGTCATGTACACGGCACGCCACCAGGGCGGACCAGTCATTCGACTTAGAACCGTCGAAGCCCAGCGTAATCCTCTCCCCCGCCTTGAGGGCGAACAGCGGATCAGTAAGTGCCAGGACATCCCACTCTGCCGGGGAGATCCACGAATCCTCCGAGGCGTTCACCTGGTTCAGGAACTTACGCCTGGACTCGGTGACCGGGTTACGGATGTCGAGAACCGACTCGATGATCGCATCGACAGGCAGCCAGTGGGAATCCCCACGAGCAACCAGAATGCCCTCACGCAGTCGCTTCAAACCCTCCTCGTACCCGTCAGGGTCAACCTTCTCAGAAGGTATCTCACCGAGCGGGGTGTCAGCAGGAGCCTCAAGGGCATCGTAAAGCACCCCCACGTCCACGCTAAGGCCCGAACTCTGCGACTGCCATGAATCATAGTCGCGCTCCGCCACGGAGTCGTCTCCGGGGACGTGAGCGTTGCAGATACTCAGACGGCGCGAGCCTTTGATCTTCGTGATGTTACCTTCGATGACACCCATCATCTCGTGGCCGTCGTTAGCTTCGAGCCACCACTGCGTCTCGTTGCAGATCACCAGGGTAGGGCGTGCACCCTCCATGGTGTACGGGGATGACGTCACCGACTCTATGCGCCCACCGACCTCGGGTGCATAGATTATAGTCTTGTTGACCTCTAGTGAGTAGTCCTCCTTGAGGTTCTTGGTGATCATAACCGGGAACAGAGAGAACGTGTTCTTCGTCTGCTCTTGCGACACGGCCACGATCTGGATCCAGGCTGCATGCTTGGGCTTACCAACCACTTCGCCGTTCTCGAAGTGAGAGAACGCCACGGGGCCGGACAGCTCCACCAGCGCCAGTGCGGCAGCCAGCGGGTCCTTGCCCCAGCCCTTCAAACGTCGCAGCGTACCGTTACGGTAGGTGAATTCACCCTTCTTGTCCACGGCATACCACCACAGAATGAACCTAGCCTGCTCCAACGTCGGCATGAACTCTTTGCCGATGTCGTCACCACTAGGGGTGTTCAAGTATTTGAACCACCAGTTGATGACACCCCACCCGAGCGTATGCTCGGGCAGATCCCAGTCACCGTCGATGGTCTTCTGCCAGGTCGGTCCCACGAAGTGAGGCTCTAGCGGCGCTAACTCCATGGTGACCCTCCTGGGGTGTTAAGAGAGCACCAGGCTCTCTGCTCTTCGTATGTCCGCCGTTCTATGGCAGGATGCGCAAAGAGGCTTGTAGTAAGTGTGGTCAGGGCTGTAAGGACCGTACTTTGATTGGCGCTCATTAGGGCACCCGTGCATGTACGACCACTCCTGCGCCTGATTGATGCAGTCGGTGCAGCCAAAGTCTCTGGCGTAGCCTCTGCGCTCTCGTAGCCTCTCGTGGGCTCTGGTGTATGTCACTGAATTGGACGAGGTGTAGCCCTTATGGGGACGCCTCACCAGCTCGATGGCACCACTGGTACGAGCCTTCTCGTAGTGTGTCTGGCACATCCCACGAGTCCTAGGCTTGTTGTTGCATTCTCCTACTGTACACATATTCGTATCCTATCATAGTTGTGTAACGCCCTCCACGGATTATAAGCCCCGAGGGCACTGCCAGACCGATAGGGATCTGTCAGCTTTAAGTATCAAATAGGCCCCTGGCCTACCGTTGTTTGTTTATGTCTCTGTGCATATCCCGGAGCGCATCCTTAACTCGTTCCTCTGACTCGAAAGCCATCCTGCGTAGGTGCTCCACAGCAACATCGGTACTCGCAGCACCGAAGTGCGTCGAAGACCTGCGTAACTGAGTAACCTCAGTCAACAGCTGCTCCAGATCACTCTCCAAGCCTTCAAGCTTTCCACGAAGCTCTGCAGGCGATAAGGGTTTGTCTTGCGACTTCTGACGCTTCTTCAATATCCAGGCGGGGACAATGGTGCCAACAGCACCGGCGGCTGCTAGTATGAACAACCCCAGGATGTCAAGCCACCCGTCAGGGTTATATGCATTCATCTTCCACCAGCCACTCTGGTGTGTCAGGCATCTTGACTAGCAGGGGGCACTCCCCTGCGTTGGCTTGGTCGATGCTCATTCTTAGTCGGGCAATATAGTTGTTGCGGTCTTCTAGCTGCACCGCTAACTCAACGATCTGGTCACGGCGCTGTGACCTGTCCCCCTCGGACTCCGCAGCCTCATGGGAGGCTAAACCTTGCCGGTACATGGCGAACATAGAGCCCACCAATGCACCAAGGAGCAGCACAGCTCCCAAGACAGCGACGAAGTCAGACATTATTGGTCCTTATAGTATCCGATGAACAGGTGGAACACCTTCATGCTACCTACCACCATGTACATTGCAGCGAGGGTAAAAGTCATGATCGGCAAGATCAGCTCAGGCCCACCCTGCTCCGTGTGATCATGCACAGCCGCCAGGGAGAACGCCAGGTACCACAACGCGCACCCAAACACCCCCGCAGCAGCCACGCCCGTACGGTTGAAGAGCTCACCGACGATAGCCACGGCGGACACCAGCAGGAGGATCTCCCCCCAGACCAGCGCGTTCTCAAGTTCCGCATGACCCAGAAGGTGGATGCCCTCCCCAGTGGAGTGGAACACCTCTACCAGAGCCACCGCAAGCGCGGACAGTGCCAAGAACCACGTAGCGAACTTAGAAGCGGGCCTAAACACCCAGACGGGCATCGAATCAATAGCGTTAGACTTTAGTTTCATGCTGCGGCCTTACCGGCGGACCTTTAATTGGCTATTTTACGAAGCCTAGCTTCAGCGACGTCCACGAGATGCGTGATAGCGTGCTCGTAGTACGTCTCGTCAGTGCCTGCGCACTGATCCACATGGTACTTCACGTGCGGGCCGGTTCCCCGTAGCACGAACAAGATACCATCCATGGCAGCCTTGAAAGCTGCCCAACCCTCAACAATCGGGCTCTTCAGGAACTCCAAGATCTGCTCCCACACCGAGTCCAGCCCGGTCCAACGCGAGAACACCATGTTGAACACCGCACGCTTAATCTCACCCTCATGGTCAGCCTCGCAGGTGGTGTACAGATCGCCCTTAGCGGCCAAGTTGATGCACTGCGGCTCAGAGTACTTCTCAAGAACAGGGTCGATACCCTGACCGCCCGGATCCACATCACCAGCGAAGTCTCCCTCACGGCGCATCGGGTTACCGAACGACACCGAAGCAACCAGCTGGTTGTTCAGTTGACCGTCACGGATCTTGTTCCGCACCTGGCCACCAATGATCGAACCCTGCGAATAGTCAGCGAACGCCACAGGGCCAGGCACCAGCACGCGATCAGCGAGCAGGCGCATAACCTCTTTGCGTCCCAGGTCCACAGACCCGTTCATCGGGAAGCTCGACGCCGGATAGTTACCCACCGGCTGCCAATGATACAGATGCGACACCCTGCGGGCGATGTCGGCAGGGTAGCCGATACCGAACGGGTCAGGCTGGCCCGAACCGTGAATCGAGAACAGGGTGGGCTTCAGCTTCAGCTGATGCAGGTCATGATCAGAGACAACCCCTGTCACCTCATAGCCCATGCGCTTCTGATACTCTTGCTGAACTTCCTCCTCGGCGTACCCGAAGTACCCGTCCAGCTCGATCATAGAATACGAAGGGAAGCGCCTGTTCATGGTGGCGGACCAAGCATTGACCATCAGGCCCTGCGAACCTAGCTTCAACATGTTACTTCCTCAAGATAGCGGAGGTCAGCGACCCCAGCACCTCTGAAGGTGTCGGAACCTCTTCGATGATCTGCGTGGCCATGGGGCCCAGGGCGGGGATGTCAACAACCGCGCCTTGTAGCAGCTCCTTCACACGCTCCACCTCTTGGTCAGCCCTTTGCTGGGCTTTAACAACCTCGGTGACGCCGGTGATGACCTTGTCGATAGGTGCAGAGGACAGCGTGCCGTCCTTGGTCTGCTTGCGGACCACCACAGCAGCGGTGGCAGGCGCGGCAGCGCCCAGAAGAGTGACCAGACCCGCAAAGATCTGAGCGATGTTGTCTGCGGCACCTTGCTCGATGCCGGTGAACATCACAATCAGACCCAGCAGTGACGGGACTATGGCACCAACCAGGTACAGTACTTCACGAAACTTGGTGCTCATCAGAACCCACCTTCCAGGAACGTTTGCAAGAACTCAGGGTTCTCTTGTTCGATAGTTACGAGCACACGCTGCGCACGAGCGACGGCCCAATCAGACTGGTCCACACCGTCTCCTCGGGCGGTGCGAACCACCCTAGCGAGCTCATACGGGTTGCCAGCCAACGCCTGCTTCTCAACCTCGTCCTGGTGGGCGAAGCCGTCGTTGTTCTTGACAAGCTCATGAAGCTGCCATTCCCCCTCGTTGCTATCGCGGTAGATGCTGTTAGAGGCGATCTTATTGAACAACGCACCGTGAATCTCGCTTATCATCTTCTCTGCACTGGCGGACAATTCACCTTCTCCTTGTTCTTGTAGAATAGCCATTAGGTCGTCGCCAACCGACAGGGCGCGCTCATAGCGTTCTGTGCGGTCGTTCAACCCGTTGGTGCCGCCGTTGATACGGCGGGTGACGGTGTACAGGTCTCCCCTGTCGGATAACTCGTTGATGTCTGAACGGGCAACCGTCCAATACCATGCAGGCCCGACACCAGCCCACTTAGTCTGGGCTAGCTCCTCCGGATGATCCACAAAGTACGAAGGCGTCTCAACCAGGCCATTCCAGTGCGCCCACTCCGACAGCTTGCCGTAGTTGTGGCGTCCCGTGATCTGGATCCAGGACCGGCCCTTGAACCTGGGCCCATCACCCTGGTGCACGTTCCCCAGATCGGCACGACCCTCGTAAGCATGCCCTGAAGCATACTCCTCGGTGGCCCTCCAACCGGCAGACTCGTGACCCATCTGCGCCAACCACATAGCGATGCGCTTGACGTTAGTGGCATCAGACGCCACCAGACCCGTGCGCACCCCGTCAAGGATAGCTGCAGCGTCAGGTGTGCTCAGCCCTGTGGCGGAAGCCAGAACCTCGGCAGCATTGCTGAAGGTCGGTACAGGAGCAGGGGCGGTGTCCCCACGACGGAACGTCGAGAACCCGTCAGGGCGGATCTTGCGGTCCACGAAGTCCTGGCAGCGATCACTCTCGAACGTGTTACCGTTCATCTGAAAATGCATGCCGTCCTGGATGGACCAGTCCTGGCCCCAGAAGATCAGGCCCTCATACCAGTCCAACAT